TCCTTTATTCCTATCAAACTACCATGGACTGTCCATCCTGAAAGAAATCAAACTTGGAGAGATATGCAAGACAGAGACTTAGGTCCTCGTATGGCAGCTCAAGAGTGTGATTGTGACTTCCTATCATCAGGTGAAACAGTATTTGAACCAGAAGATTTAATATTTTATGAAGATACTTATCAAAAAGATCCAACAGAGAAAAGAGGAGTTGATGGAAATTTATGGGTATGGGAAAGTCCTGATTACACAAAATCCTATATGGTTACAGCCGACGTATCTAGAGGTGACTCTACTGACTATTCTACGTTTCACGTAATGGATATAGAAAGCTGTGTTCAAGTAGCAGAATACAAAGGAAAGTTATCTCCAAAGGAATTTGGAAATGTTTTAGTAGGAATTGCTTCTGAATACAACGACGCATTATTAGTAGTAGAGAACGCAAATATAGGGTGGTCTACAATAGAACAGATATTAGAAAGAGAATATAAGAACCTGTACTACAGTAGTACTTCTAATATGGATACGGTAGAATCTTATATGTCTAAGTACGAAAGGGAAAAACTTGTTCCTGGCTTTACAATGTCAATGAGAACACGTCCTTTAGTGATTGCTAAGATGACTGAGTATATTAGGGAAAAATCTGTAACAATTCAATCAAAAAGACTTCTTCAGGAAATGCGAGTATTTGTTTGGAAAAATGGAAAAGCTCAAGCCCAAACTAATTACAATGATGACTTAGTAATGGCCTTCGCAACTTCACTATACGTAAGAGATACTGCATTAAGATTGAGGCAGCAAGGTATGGATTTAGCTCGAGCACAGTTATCTTCCTTTAACAACCTAAATGCAAGAAACCAAGCTGTTATATCAACAGTTGGATCCCATCGAAATAATCCGTATCTTATAGACATGGGTAATCAGCAGAAAGAAGATATCAGCTGGTTATTTTAAACGAATCTATTTATAACTAAAGACATTTTAATTAAATGGCAGATAAAGGCTTATTTAGTAGACTACAGCGATTATTTGCTACTGACGTTGTTATACGTAACGTTGGTGGTGATGAATTAAAAGTAGTTGATCCTAATCAAATACAAACAACCGGTAAATACCAGACTAACTCTCTCATAGATAGATTTAGTAGATTATATATCTATAACAATAGAAATATATTTAATCCTAACTTAAATTACCAAACTCTAAGAATACAGTTATATTCTGATTATGAAGCAATGGATACAGATCCTATTTTAGCTTCTGCTTTAGATATTATAGCTGATGAAGCTACCGTAAAGAACGACTTTGGTGAAGTTTTAGCCATTAGATCTTCTGATGAGAATATACAAAGAGTACTTTATAATTTATTTTATGATGTACTTAATATTGAATTTAACCTATGGTCTTGGACTCGTAATATGGTTAAGTACGGAGACTTCTTCTTAAAGTTAGAGATAGCAGAAGGATTAGGAGTTTATAATATTTTACCATACACAGTATACCACGTATCTCGCCACGAAGGTGAAGATCATGAAAACCCAACAAAGGTTACTTTTCAGATTGATTTAGATGGTTTAGCTACTTCTCAAAGTCCGAACTATACACCAAATACAAATAAGAAAGTAATTAAGTTAGATAACTACGAAGTTGCTCACTTTAGATTAATCTCAGATACAAACTACTTACCTTACGGACGTTCTTACTTAGAACCAGCTCGTAAGATTTTTAAACAACTAACTTTAATGGAGGATGCGATGTTAATTCACCGTATCATGAGAGCTCCAGAAAAGAGAATGTTCTACATTAACGTAGGTCAAATCCCTCCAGCAGAAGTTGAACAGTTTATGCAAAAGACTATCAACACTATGAAAAAGACCCCATATATGGGTCAGGATGGTCAATACAACTTACGATTCAATCTTCAGAACATGATGGAAGATTTCTACCTACCTGTAAGAGGAGGAGATACTTCTACTCGTATTGAAACTACAAAAGGATTAGAATATGACGGAACAACCGACGTTGTTTATTTACGAGATAAATTATTTGCTGCATTAAAGATACCTAAAGCATATTTCGGATACGAAGGAGAGTTACAAGGTAAAGCCACTTTAGCAGCAGAGGATATACGTTTCGCAAGAACAGTAGAAAGAGTTCAAAAGATAATGGAATCTGAATTAACTAAGATTGCATTAGTACATTTATACTCTCAAGGCTTTACAGGTGAATCTTTAGTTAACTTTGAAATCAAATTAACAAACCCTTCTATTGTTTACGAACAAGAGAGAGTAGCGTTAATGAAAGAAAAGATTGACTTAGCAGCTCAAATGTTAGATACTAAGCTATTCTCAACAGATTATATCTACGATAATATCTTCCACTTATCAGAGGATAAGTACAATGAGATGAGAGAATTAATCAGAGAAGATTTCAAACGAAACTTCAGATTATCTCAAATTGAAGGCGAAGGTAATGACCCAGCACAATCAGGAAGATCATACGGTACTCCTCATGATTTAGCTTCAATGTACGGTAGACGTTCTACTGCTACGGATAGAGCTTCAGGAGCAGGACCAGGTTCAGTACCTCCAGGGTATGAAGACCATCCAGCACCACCAAGAGGTCTAACAGACCCAGGTGAGGAAGGAGGTAGACCTAGAACAAATATGTCTATTTACCACACTAACGACAATCCTTTAGGAGGACGTGATCCATTAGGAAGTCATGGTATGAAAGGCGGCTATCCAAGCGATAATGAAAACGTAATGGAAAGTGTTAATACAAAGGCTATATACCATCGAAATAAAGAAGTATTAAAAGAAATGGTGTTTAATACTCAGAAGAAAGATGAATCAAATCTACTAAAAGAAGACAATATTAGAGATTTAGGTGAATAAAGCATATTTATAATAGGAAACCTATAAGATGAAAGTAAAACATTCGAAATACAAAAACACAGGGCTAATATTCGAATTGCTTGTTAAGCAAATCGCATCAGATACTTTATCTAAAAAAGACTCTCCAGCAGTTAGTATTTTAAAAAAATTCTACGCAGGTAAATCTTCTCTAGCTAAAGAGTATAAACTCTATGAATTTATCTCAAAAAATAATAACGTAACTCCTCTAAGAGCAGAAGCAATATTATCAACAATAACAGAGATCTCTCGTAAGTTAGATCAAGCTGCTATTAAAAAACAAAAGTATGAATTAATTGCAGAAATTAAAACTCACTATAACGTAGACGAGTTCTTTGCAATTCAGGTAAGAGACTACAAAGCACTAGCTGCTTTATACTGCTTATTGGAAACACAGAATAACGCAGAGAATGTTGATCCTAGTTCTTTAATTGAAAATAAAACAACAATTTTAGAACACTTAACATCTAAAATACAAAATGAGGAAGATGTAAAAGATACCTTAATCGAAGAGTATTCAAAATACGATAAAGATTTAAGATTACTTACATTTAAGATCTTATTAGAAAAATTTAACGATAACTATAAAGATTTACTTCCGGAACAAAAAAATATATTAAAAGAGTTCATAACTTCTGTAAACTCAACTACCCGTCTTAGGACTATCGTAAATGAAGAATTAGAAAAGATAGCAGAGAAGGTAGGAAAAATGTCTCAGAAGGTTTCTGATCAGGTTATTAAGATTAAACTAGAAGAGGTAATGAAAGCTATTAAACCTGTATCTAACAAGGAGAAGATAGGAGATACCCATTTAGTTAACCTTATGCAGTACTACGAATTAGTACATGAACTTGAGACAGTATGAAATTAAGTGAATTGAGAAAATTAGTACAGGAAGTACTTCAAGAAGCTAACGTAACTAACGTTGGCGGTTCTACTTATACTCCCGGAGCAAATGATGCATTTGCAACTCGATTTGCTTTTGGAGGAAAAAAAGATAATAAAGCTACGAATTATGCGAAAAAGCTAGGCTTCAAAAAAGTAACTCGCCCAAGCAGACCTTCGAATACAAAATTAATAGACTATCTAAATGAAAACACTACAAGAAAAGTTTAACGCTGTAAACGAGAATAGATACACAAAAGCTGAATTCTTACGAGATGCTCAGAGACAATATCCTCAGTTTATAACTCGCTTTAACGGATACGAAGACGCAGTTCAAATCTTTAAAAATAGAGGTTTAATTGCTGAAGTAAAAGAAGTAGTATATGATAATAAATCAGAAGATAGTTACTCACCAGAGACTATTAGACGTGCTGTAGATATAGAATTAGATGCTATGGGTATCGATTCAGCAGGTACAGTAGAGGAGAAAGATTATTTAAAAGCTAAAAAGAAAGCTATGTCTAACCTAGAAAAGGACTGTAACCATTATTTAAATTTAATGGCAAAAGAATCTCCAAAGGTAGATAAACATGATCAAATGGTAGCTGCTAAAGATAATAATAAAGTAGATACTTTTAACGGTATGAAAAAAGCTCAGTTAAAAGAAGCTATGAAGAAAGTTATTGTTAATATATTAGAAGATAAACAACCTTTAAACGAGGCAGCTGCAGAGAAATTAGAGCAGTTTATCAACTATGAAAATGAAGATAATCAAGATTTAGCAGCACGTATTAGAAAAGGAGCTACAGAGTTAGCTGCTCATATTGCTAAGATTGAAAAGATGTATCTAGATACAAGAGAAGATATTGAAGCTATTTATGAAGACATTGGATCTTTCATGGCACCTGCAGTATCTAATGCATTTAAAGAAGATTTAAAACCAGTAATGGCTAAATATTTTGCTATTGAAACTCCTAAATCTAGACGTTTAACTCCTGATGAGTTAGCGCAGTTAGGTTACGGTAAAAATTCAAGCGGCGCAACGTTTTCGTTAAGAGAAGGCAAAATATTAAAAAATAAATAAAGATGGCATTATTAGTAGAAGTACATAGCTTTAGACCTATACTTAGAGAATCTAAGGAAAGACCTGGAGTATTCGAAGTAGAGGGTATTATGCAACGTGCCGGTGCTAAGAATCAAAACGGACGTGTATATGATAAGCGTATATTAATGCGCGAAGTTGATAAGTATATTACTGAGTTTGTAAAGAACGGAAATGCTTACGGAGAATTAGACCATCCTGAATCAGCTATTGTATCTTTAAAAAATGCTTCTCATATTATAAAAGACTTATGGTGGAAGGGAGATGAATTGATGGGAAGAGTTGAATTACTTAACACACCATCAGGTAATATTGTAAAAGAGATTATTAAAGCAGGACATACAATAGGTATTTCATCTAGAGGTACTGGATCTGTTCAACAGACAAACGAAGGAACTTTAGAAGTCCAACCAGACTTTGAATTAGTTTGCTGGGATTTCGTATCTAATCCATCTACACATGGAGCATTTATGAATCCTATTTCTTTAAACGAAAGTACTCAAGCTGTCTCTAAGTTTGCAAAATTAGATAGTATTATAAACGATATATTAAGAGCATAATGAAATTAACATCAATCCTTTTAGAAGACGATAATAAAGTAGATCAATTAGCTGCTGCTTTAGGTAGTGAGTTTAAAACATTAGCTCAGGGTATAGATAATGAGTTTGATAAAGCAGATGATCCTAAAGAGGGGTTAATAACTACAGCCAGTCTTATAGTAGCATTACCTGCTATTTTAGGATTGATTGCACGTTTAGGAAGAAACGCTTCTAAATTAGTACGACAATACTTCGGTACTAAACCAGAAGATCCTTCAGCAGCTGAAAAGTATTTCCAAGATATGGGAAAATTAGCTGATCAATTACATCATCTATATGTTAGGCCTATTGAGGCAATTGTACATAAGTTTGTTAAAGATCCTAAAAAAGCTCATAGTATTGCTAACGCTATTTTTCACATCATAGTAGCAATCTTCTTAATTGCTTCAGGCGTAACTGCTGTTAAGGCTTTACAAGCAAAAAACATTAGTTTAGCTAGCTTAGAGAGTGCACTTGCTGCTGTAAAAGGTGGTGAAGTAAAAGAGTATTTAACTAAACTTTTCTAATATTTTTACTGTTTTCGGAAATAGTATATATTTATATACAAATATATCGTTTCTATACGATATCCTATACTACAAATTTACATTACGATTCTAATAATCGTACAAATCACACAATTTTATTGTAAAAATGGCAAACAAAGATTTATTCAAGCAAGCTATTGCTGAAGCCAAATCTGTTCGTGAAGCCGCTATCGCAAATGCAAAACAATCTTTAGAAGAGAGTTTAACTCCTCATTTAAAAGATATGTTAGCCGCTAAACTTCAAGAACTAGAAGGTTCTGAAGAAAAAGAAGAGGTAATTGCAGAAGAAGGATTAGTAGCA